GAAGTTCATAAAGGAAGCTGTTCCTTCTTACCAGCTCCACTGAATCGAACTTATTTGGGATATTTTGAATATGATCACCAAGCTATGGAAACTGCTAGAACAAAATACCCTTATAAAAAGTTCGACGGCTGTTATTACTGCATGCCTTCCGAGCATACAAGTTAATCTTTTTGAGTTGCTCTTTGCAGCTCTTTTTTATGTTCTCTATTCGTAGCGACCACTTGTTGATATTCCTTAATTGCCAAATGACGCAGCGTTTCTACAAAGAAACGCCGTTCGTCTTCTAACATTTTAGTCAAGAGACGGCATTCCTCACGCAAGTCTTCATTTTCTTTTTGCAAGATTTCTTCGTCTGTCATCCCCTCACCCCCTTTCCGTGGTATAATATAAATAAAACGATTGGAGAAATGAATATGTCATTTGATCTTTCTAAATTAAGTCTAGGTGGTGGGTTCGCAGGCAATTCAAAAGCCTTTCAATGCCCTGTATGTTCAGGTTTCTCTTCCCATTTATGGAAATACGAACCCGTTTACATCAATAGCGATTTCAACGAATCTATCAAATTTATTATAATTGCACAATGTCAGGCTTGTAATCAATTTTCTATTTGGATAACAAATGAAATCCCAATAACGTATAGCCCTACACCCGTATTAAATAAAAGTGATACATCATTGACGTTAATTTTCCCAAATGTTGCCGAAGGAATACCTAAACCTAATAATGATATGCCTAATGATGTGAAAGAAATCTATATTGAAGCTGGCGAGGTTCTGAATATATCACCTAGAGCTTCTGCCGCTCTATCTCGCCTAGCTATTGAAAAACTTGTTACTCATTTAAACGCACAAGGAAAAGATTTAAATACCCAAATTGGAAACCTTGTCTCAAAAGGAATGCCGATAGAAATTCAACAAATGCTAGACAGCGTTAGAGTAATAGGGAATAATGCCGTACATCCAGGTCAAATAGACATAAAAGATAACGAGGAGTTAGCTTTATCACTATTAAACTTTATCAACTTGATTGTAGATAATCGAATTACCCAGCCTAAAAAAATTTTAGACATATATAACCTATTACCGGAATCCTACCGGAACTCTATTAAAAGAAGAGATAATTAATCTTTCTCAAAGATTAACACATTTTCTTTGTCCTAATACTGAGTTACAACTCTAATCGGGTCGTCTTCTGTTCCTTTCCCTCGTTTAAATGTAACTTTTATTAATTCAACAATTTCAACATTTTCCACTTCTTTACCTCCTAGCCCTCTGAGCTTTTTATATAACTTCAAACTTTGAAGACTTATAGAATTAAATTCCAAATTACAATAGCGATTATTACACCAATAGCGACCAGTCCGCCGACTGTCCAAAGTTTGTTTTTGTCCATTGCTTTTCACCTCGCATTATGCTAAACTACAAATAGGTATCGGGGCAGTTGCCCCTTAACCTATCTAAATATGATTTGTAATAGTACAGCGATGAGCGCAATTACCGCTGCTATTACTGTGGCTCTTGGCTGTGTTAGCCAAGGGTCTTTTTGTTTACGTCGACGTTTTAGCATAACATGTTTCCTTTCTTTTTATTTGGTCATTTCCTTGACCTTGATTATATTATAATCCGATTTAATCCGGACGTCAAGTATTTTTACGAAAAAAATCGGATTTTTTTATATTTTTTTATTTACATTTACGATTTAAAACGGTATTATATAGTAAGAAGATAAAAAGAAAGGAGAGCAATATGGCTAGAGGAAGAGGAAAATTGACTCCACATGAAATAGAAGCAATGAAGGTTGTATCTGATAATCTTCAGAGAATTCTATTTGATAGAAATTTAAAGCAATCACAAGTTGCGGATGCACTCAATATCCCTAGAAGTACTTTTAATGACTACATAAAAGGAAATACCTTACCTATTCCAGGAAATATTCAAAAAATCGCCGATTATTTCGGCTTGTTAAAGTCTGATATTGATCCGCGTTTCGCTTCTCCTACTTATTCTGCTTCTCCGCCAATCTCAGACACTGCCAAAGCTATTTCCGAGACCGTAGAGAAGCTGGAAGAATCTCGTAGAGTAATCGTACTAGACACTGCTAAAACGCAACTGAGAGAGCAAGAGATAGCTTCTAGCGAGGTGCATGAACCTATTCGTCTTTACAACTACGACTACTACGACCAACCTGCCTCTGCAGGTACTGGGCAATATCTAAATGACGTAAAAGTTGAACAAGTTCAACTCCCTATTGATGTTAAAGCGGATTTTGTAATCCCTATCTATGGCGATTCTATGGAACCCGAATATCATTCAGGAGATTATGTTTTCATCAGACTGTCCGTAGACTTATCAGACGGCGATATTGGAGTATTTGAATACTACGGAGATGCTTATATCAAACAGTTGATTATCAACGAGAACGGGGCATTTCTGCACAGCTTTAACAGTGATTACGATGACATACCAATAGATGCCGATAGTGATTTTCGGATTATTGGTGAAGTGGTGGAAAGTTTTTCACAGATATGATTCAAAAAGGAGAAATATATTATTATGAAATTTTGCCCAGAATGTGGACATGCTGTTGAAGGTTATAAATTTTGCCCTAATTGTGGATCTTCTATCAATAACCAAGCTAGACACGAAGCAGAAGCTACGAATAAGGGGCTTAAACAAGTCGTGAGTAACTTAGGAGCTTCATTAGCAAATTCCTACGCTGCCAGAAACAGAAAGACAGATAAGGTAGGCCCACTTGAAATAGATAGAATTCATCTCACCTATCGAATCCATGGAGCTAGAAAAGCAAAAGGGGGTAGTGTACTCGGCAGTACAGCTAAATTTATAGGAAAAGCTACTCTTGCAACTTCTACTGCAGGTTTATCACTCTTAATTCCAAATAAAAAAGATAAAAATGATACTGTCTGGTATTCTTTTGAAGATCTGGTTTCGTATGATTTGATAATTAACGATCAAGCTGTCGTATCTGGTGGTGTTGGGCAGGCGTTAATTGCCGGAGCTGTATTCGGAGGTTTAGGTGCCATTGCCGGTGGGATTGTCGCAAAAAGGAAAACTTCTACCAAAATACTCAATATGACTATTCGTGTAACATCTAATGATTTCAATAAACCTGTGGTTTTTATTGATCTAATTAGAAAACCAATCAAAAACACTTCCAAAGAATATAAAGAAGCGTTAGAAAATGCTCAACGAATTATAGGAGCATTGGATGTTATTGCACATAACTCATAAATAAATAGTATAGAAAGCTTTTTCAGAAGTGATGAAGGCGAAAGAATGAAAGAAATAATTTACCTAGATACAAAACTGGTCAATTCATTGTTGGCTCAGCAAAACTCTGGTCTGATAACAAAATTAGTGAATGAAGATGCTGAGAGTGATGCTAGAACTGAAGGAAGCGCAGAGCAAGTAACCTCATCCAGTGACGTTGGCCTCTCTGCTCTATTAAAAGCAGCAGGAAGCTATTCTAAAACAAATGTTGATAGTTACAACTTTGTATTTTCTAAGTCAAATAAAAACCTAGTAGAAACCGCTCTTGATGATTATTCTTTAGATTTGCTTATCACTGGTCTTGAGGCAAAAAATCTAATAAAGCATAGCGATTACCAGGATGGTGACCTAATTTCTACATCTGGAGAGTTAACGGTTTTTAACTTTGAGCAATTAGCAAATACAAGTGATTTAGAAGAAATAGGATTCTTACTTCCTGGATACGATGAATTTAAATCACTACAATCTGAATTGAAAAAGATAAACGGCAAAGATAAACACTTAGCCAGAACTAAACAAATACAAGAAGCTCTTTCTAGTAATGGTTGGAACAATTTTGAAATGATGAAGCATATGTCTTCTTATTTAACGAAATTATTACCTGAAACTAATTTAATCAAAATCAACAATACATTCAGCATACTCCCGCTTGAATTTCTTCGAGTTCAAAGCGTTCAACTTAGTTTTATGCAACTTGGAAAGAGAAAAATAAAAATGCTAGGTATCTGCTCATCGACTTTTGACGAACAAATACCTAGCGAATTCTCACATATGGAAGATAGTAGTTTGATGTTGAAGTACGCCCCCACAACAATTCTGAATATCATGCTTGGTTCTTTTGGGATGGTAGCTAAAGACGACCACCTAGTAAGACCTATTGCTATTTATTTCGAGGACGAAACAGATGTCCATAACGCTGATTGAAGAACTCTCTTTTTAAAGCTAGTTCTTCCTCACCTGTTTGGATATCCATGCGGACTCTATCAGCAAACTCCTTGTGGCGCAATTCCATCTCTTTTTTAGAATGCTCCATCTTTTGTTGTTCTTGTTTGATGTGAGTAAAAAAAGAAAACATATTTTTGCACCACCTTTCATCACTATTGTACAACTAACAGTAACAAAAAGCAACTGTTTCCAAAATGGAAATAGTTCAGACAAAAAATCCCCACACTCGACATCGCCAAACGTTGAGTGTGAGGAAATCCTGTATAAGAAATAACCATTAAAAAGGTCGTTTTCTTATACCCATTTTAACAGAAAATGAGGTAAAACACAATGTGGATAGAATCCTTATCTGATGGAAAATACAAATATTTTGAAAGATATAAAGACCCCTATACTGAAAAGTGGAAACGAGTATCTATCACACTAGACTCAAACTCCAACCGAGCTAAAAAAGAAGCACAAAAACTTTTAGATGATAAGATAGCTACTAAGTTACAAAATCTTACCAGCTCTGATATGCTCTTTACAGCAGTTTTAGATGATTGGTGGAGATTGCACAGCAAATCCATTAAAGCGTCCACTCAAAAAACTATGATCTATGCCGTAAACGAAGTTAAGGAAGATTTTGCACCTAATATCAAGATTAAAAACATTACGCCAAAGTATGCGCAACAATATTTTACCACTTCTGCTGCTAACCATATCAAGCTCAGAAAACATAAATCTATTTTAAGTATGGTATTCAACTATGCCTTAGATATGGAACTTATCCAGTCCAATCCTATTGAACGCGTTAAATTACCTAAGAAAATCATCAGCTATGAAGAAATGGAACGGATAGAGGATAAATACCTGGAACAAGACGAGCTGCAAAGGCTTCTCGAAGCCATGCGAAATTATAATAAAGGGTATCATGTTGCACGGATGGCTGAATTCATGAGCTTAAATGGTTGTCGTGTCGGCGAAGCTAGTGCTTTAAAATTTGAAAACTACGATAGAGAAAACCGCACTATCACCATTAACGGTACACTTGACCCAACTCGTAAAGGCTCAGAGGGGATTAAAACTACACCAAAAACAGCCGCTTCTGTTAGAACCGTAGACCTGACGAATAAAGAAATTGAAATCATCGAGGAATTTATCAAACTACATGAACTAAGGAAAAATACCAACCCGAACTATAAAGATATGGGTTTTATATTCGTATCGTCAAATGGCATTCCTATCCATAAATCTAGTATTGGAAAGTTGATGAAGAATGCTAATACGACTTTAAAAGAACCAATCAACAAACCATTACATCCCCATATCCTTCGACATACACTAATAAGCACTTTAGCCGAGTATAATATCCCTTTGAAGGCTATAACTCAAAGGGTAGGTCACAAGGATAACGGCAAGACGACTATGGAAATTTACACCCATGTCACAAAAAACATTAAGTCTCAAGTAGTGGATGTTTTGGATAATCTTTATAAATAGTTTGCCCCTTCCTTGCCCCTTATTAGATAAAAAGAAAAACCGCTACTCCGAAGAATAGCGGTTTAATCATGTTTTCAAGCCACTTGCTTAATTACTCTATTATTTAAGAGTTATTGTTTCCAAATATTTCAACGGCTTAAATACAAACAAAACCGCTTGAAATAAGGCTTTATAAAGAGTTGAAATATTTAATTCTTTACAGTAAAATCACAAAAGTTTACTCCTTATGCCCCTTTTTTGCCCCCTTAAAATAACACAAAAGCTGCTAAATATAAATTTCCTTTGTGACGGAAATTTTTAAAAATAGTCCTTATAAAGGAAATAAAAAGACCCTCGGCATAAACCGAGGGTTAAACTGTCTGCTTTGTCCCGTTTTAAAAGAGGGGTGCAGTCCTATTTATTGTACTCTATAAGTTACGCCTGCATAAATGAGGTCGCTTGATAGTCCATTTAGTGCTTGGATACTTTCTACTGTCGTGCCATATTGAGCTGCCATGCCAGAGAGGGTATCTCCCCATTGTGCTGTATGGTAAGACACATTTTGAGGGGCTACTTGTCCTTGTCCTGTCAGTTTTAGAACTTGTCCTACATAGATATAGTTTGGATTGCTAATGCCGTTCAGAGCTGCTAACTGTTGATAAGTCGTGCCGTATTGAGCGGCAATCCCAGAGAGCGTATCTCCCGGCTGTACTGTGTATGAGCCGGACTGTTGAACGGTTGGAGATGGTGCAGGTTGACTATTAGTAGTAGAGATAATCTCTGCATTTTTCTTATAAATCCAAGAGTTAATACCAGTCAATAACACCTTATCACCGCTCACCTCTGCTACTTGATAAGACCGACCTTTAACCCAATCAGGAATCCCTTCTCCTGTCGCCCAGTTGGTAGCCGAGAAATTAACCTTGACTGTGTCGCCGACTTTAATATCGCTTTTCGATGTGTTATCAGCTTTTTCGCCCTCTTTAATCGCTGGCGTTTGTGTTTTAGGTGTATTCTTACGACCATAACCGTTATCTGTGATACCAGTCAAATCCACGTTACCGTCAAGTCCGCCTGCAATGTAAGTTGAGGTGAATTGGAATATTGCAATTCCTGGGAGTGACGGGAAAAAGTTGTAGTTTGGTGATGGGGTCACGTTGTAATCTGGATAAGCTCCAATCCACAAAGAATTTGGAAATTCGGCTAAAATCCGATTATAATCAACGTGATCAAGCGTGTAAGGCTTGTAGGAGTAGTACATAGGCGTGTAACCCGCTGCCTTAATCATACGCATCCCATGCAAAATTGCGTTTGTGTTGGCTTCTTTGCTAGCGCTCGCTCCGCTCTCATAGTCCAGAGCTACAATTGACCCTTTTGGTGTTTGTACCTGTGGCAAGAAGGTTTTAAGTACTTGCTCACCCAAAGCAGCATTGCCGCCCACCTCGTACCAAACATAAGTATGAGCACGTTTACCCTGTGCGATAGCACTTGCTACTTGCGTTTCATACGTTGATTGGCCGTACATACCATAGGCATTGATACCGCCAATTTGGATAATAGCAAACTTGTCATGCCCGTATCCAAAGATACCACTTGTCCCTTGATAGACAGACCAGTCCACGCCTTGATCTCCTACTGCTGCTTGCGCAACAGTAGGAAGCATAAAGCCAAGTACGATTGTAACAAGAGCTAAAAGTTGCTTCATTTTATTTTTCTGTGTCATCCGTTGTTTCTCCTTTTTTATTTTTAAAAGCTAATTCGTAATAACCGATGGCAGACAAGCCGGCAATTAGCCCGCCCCAACCATACGCAGCATAATCACCATGTGCAATTGTTGCGGCGTACGCAAGACCTACAATAATCCCCAAACCGAGAGCTAACGTAGATACTTGCTTTCCGTTTAGATTGAATTGCGTCTTAACGACATTTACAATCGCTGAAATGATGGGGGCAATAATCCCCGCTGTGATTAAAATTTGTTGCATCTTATTTTTCCTTTTCAATTTTATTTTCAAGCTTATCGATTTGTTCGTCTAAAAAATTAGTTCTTTCCTCCAACCGATAAGTCCGTTCAACTATGCTGTTATGCTTTTCTACCTTTTTCTCAAGTTCTTTTATCCGAAAAGTAGTAATTCTAGCACTTGTCACAATTCCGCCAAACGTGCCGATTAGCGTTGTAACAGTTGTCACAACAGCGTTTACAACGTCTGGTGCCATATATCCTCACCACCTAATCTATTCTTGGCATAACCGTTGCACAAGCTCCCTTTTGAAGCAACTCTTGCAGTGGCTGCCCTTTGTGCGTCCAGATATCCAAAAATTTCAGAATGACAGGCGTACCTTGTGGATATTTAGGATTCGTATCAAACGGATAAGGTGCGCTAACAATATCGCCAAAGCCATATCGAACACCTTCGGTAAGTTGCGGCAAGAGTGCTGCGACCTTGTTATACAAATCTTGCTGCATGCCGCCCTCTGTGGAAATTGCGAGCAGAATTAATACATCTGTCAGTTTAGAAGTACGTTCTACTACATCTTTGTTTTTCTTCGTCGTATCTGTTGTTTTATCTAACTTCTGCTGCATTTCTGCGATAGCTCCTGTTGGGCCAAGTTCAGTCGCTACCAGCTTCAAAACTGCATCGATTAAACTTTCATCGTTATCATTCATATGGTCTCCCTCCAGTACACGGTCATAAGCTGTGTAGGGTTCGTCACATCGAATAGCGACAAATGTTTTATCTGCTTCTCGTAGGTATTTATTAGCTACTTTAAATTTCATTTGTGCCCTCCAATTTTGTTTTTGCTTCCTCAAAAAGTTCTTTCAGCGCCTCGTCTGAAGCTAACACGGCGTTAAAATGTTTGAGTTGTTCCTGCAGCTGTTCTTTTTCAGCTTGTTCCTGTATCAATCGCGCCTTAAATTCTGCTGCTTCTAGTGCTTTATCACCGATTTGGTTTTTTAAATCAGTAAACATGTAAGTGTATACGTTTTCGTTCATGTATTTCTCCTAATATTTTTTGTGATACAATTCAATTCGCCCGTCTCTAAAGAACCTTAATTCATCTCTGTTTGTTCCTAAAGCTCGAAAGCTAGAAAAGTCAACGCCATTAAAAGTTCCTCTAGTATGTTCTAATGATACGTTTTGTCCTCCACCCAAATAAAGTTTAAAACCTCCGCTAATATAAATAGTTTCTTTTTCAGGAGAGATTTCTATAAAATTAGAACTGGATTGGTTCAGAGAAATGGCAAGAGTGGATCCGTTGCCGATTTCAAAATTGGCCAAACCTTTATTGTTATAAGAATAAAATTCAGATAAAATTGAACCCTCTTTATACGTTAAACCTAAGATGGTTTTTTCTTGTTTTTTCAAATATAAGCCTTCTTGATCTAATGTTATAGCAGATCCATTGCCTCGAATTATTTTTAAAATGCCTCTTTGCAAGTCAAAAGTAGAAATATTATTCAGCGACTTTAAAATACCGCCCTTTATTTGTGTAGCACTGAAGTCAATTGTTGACAGCTTATTGATAAAAGCTTGCTTAGCTACTAAATTATTTAACAGTGCATCATCTGCGGTCAGCTTGTTAATCAAAGCATAATCAACTCTCAACTTCTTAGCAGTTACTGCATCTGCCGCGAGCACTTCTGTCGTCACTGCTCCAGCTGCCAAATGGGCAGTTGTAATTGTATTAGCTGCTAAATCACGTCCAGTGATAGACCCATCCACAATCAAATCACCTGTTATTCGCATAAGTTTGGTAATGGCTTCGATGCTTTCAGGGTTTTGGACAAAAAGGCTGGCAATCGTCTTGCCATTCACAACCTTACCTGTGCCAAAACTAATTTGACCGGGTGTGATAGAGATGTCTGTCTTTTTCACCATTTCACCGACAGAAGATTGAAGTTTTTTAAACTCGCCGTCTACTGTCTGCTTATACTCCGTTAACTTCGTATCTGCATAATTTTGATTATTTTCTGGCGCCGGTTGATAAGCCCGTTTCATCGTGCCTTCGTATACGTCAATTTCGCTAATCCACACAGTGGCGCTTATTCCATTGCTGGAACCCATGTTGTCAAAACGAACTGAGAATCCATCATAGTTACCGCTGTTAAACGTAACAGAAAAGCGTTGTGCTTCTCTAGGGGATAAACGTTGGTGGAATACATCTATTGCATCTTTCCAGACGTTGTCTGTATCAGAAAGTAAGCCTACTAAAACACGAAATCCAGATACATTACCTGACATGAAACCAGTAAACGACAAAGTATATGTTGTATTTTTTTTCAACTTGTTAAATATCACGTTTTGTAAATAAGCTATATTAGGTTCGTTTGTATCAATTACAAACATTGTTTTTTTGCCATTTTTATAAAAAACATGCGTACGATTAGTAAACAATTTGTCATCTGTTCCACCCCAATAACGATCCCCAAGTTCAACCGCACCGTTCAAAACCAAATTAGGGCTACCGATATTTAGCTCTTCAAATCGTCTCGTAATTCCTCGCACATCTTCTGTGTATTGAGATTTTGCGACATAGCTTTCAGACACTTGCTTTCGCAACGCTTCTGTACTGCGTGCTGTCTCTGTGCGTGTGTACTGTTCTAGCTGCTCTCTGCGTTTGCCATCATCTGCCACATAAGACTTAACGGCGGTCATGTCTGTTTTTAGACCTTCAGCAGTTTTCTCAAACGTTGTGCGGGCTGCAGTGATTTGTTCGTCAATATCTTCTGGCGCTGGGCTCCAATCAGTCTTTATAGTGCCTTGCTCGACTTTGACTTCCCAAACTTTTTTTCGAGCGTCTTTATGATAAGTATTCACTCGCAAATGATAAGTACCTGTCGGTTTATTCCAAGTAAAGACTGTTCCTGTCGTCCCTGTATTGCTATCGGACACAATTTGATAATTTGTAACAGTTTTATCCATCAACCAGAGGACAACATTATCGCTTTCTGTATTACTATGGTTATTACTAAAGGCTCCATCAGTTTTAGCAGATATTAGATATTGCTCTCCTTTGACCAAATCAATGGAGGTTGATTGCACATACAAGGTTTGATTATCAAAGTCCGTTGGCTTACTGTCGGGTTTAAACTCTCCTTTCGAACCTCTCAACAAATTACGCCCGCCAACACTAATTTGGCTTATCTCCTCTCGAATCCCGTCTGCAGTCTGTTTGACTTCGGATTTGCTAGCTTTGTCAGCAAGCTGGCCAGTTATCCGAGAGAGTTTTTGTTCGTTGGATTGTTCATAGGTCGTCTGTTGCGTGCGGATACCAGCCAGGTCAGATTTGACTTGTTTGATGTTAGCTTCTGCACTGCTTTGTAAATTCGTTAAATTTTGCTTGACTTTACCAATTTCAGCATTAGCATTCGCCAGCCCTTGATTAAAATCTTGCTTGACTTTCTCAACGACTTCGCTTTTCGTCTGTTGTAGCTTTTGCTCGATAGACTGATTGATTTCAGACTTGACTTGTTCCGCTTTAGCTTTCGCTTGTTCAATGCCGGTCTTTATCTCATCTTTCAAATCTTTTTGCTTTTTATCAAACTCTTTTTTAGCCCATTCAAGCTGTTGCTGGACTTCAGCTGCCATATCTGTATTGGCCTGCTCAATTCTTTTAGCATAGAAGCCACCATAAGAATACTGAGCGTCATTTCCCGCCTTGCTGTCAGCACTAATGCGTGCAGACAAGCCACCTTGAAATTTAAACGATTGATTTAATACTGGGACTTTAAACGTTTCGTTTTTGTTCGTCTTAATCGTTACCCACTGACCAACTTGTAATTTTAAGTGCCCCTGATAATTCAGATTGAATGGATAATACTTAAGATTTTTTAAATCATAATACAAAGCGTCTAAGATATTCTGACTCATAAAACTATTCTCTAATTCCAGAGAGCGACCTGTTCGCAAGCCAACCGTTAAAGTCTCCTTGTCACTTTTTTTGCAAGTAATCCCTGCAATTTGATATTCAAGTTCGCTTTTGGTTAATCCGTGCAAAAAGTAGCTGTCTGCTGTAATTGTAATGTTTGATTCAGTCAGTCCTCGAATTTCAAGTTTCCCGTCGCGATTGAAAAAAGCAGAAAAGCCAAGCAATTGAACTGCCTGACTTAATACTTCTCTATATGTAATATCTTTTTTGTCTGGTTTCTTTTGAATGTGGTGTTGAATAGCACGCAAGCCGAGATTATCCGTCTGCAGCGTGACGTCCGTTTTAGCACATATCTCACGAATGACATCTCGTATTTGTGCTGGATAAGACAAACCCGTTTCAAACGGTTTGTTAAATTTAAACATACCATCCATTAGGTCTAATGTGGTTAGATTTCGGTTTCTATCAATTTCAATATCATTGATAAAATACTCGCCCATTTTGACCCATTCATAAGTATTACCAACCAATAAGCCTATTTCTGGATAAACCTTATCCAGCTTCTTTAAAGTGGTAATAATTGATGTAAAAGTGACTTTTGCACTACCAGCGCAAGTCCCGCCGGGCTTAAACGTATCACCTTTGATGTAGCCATAATCAAACGACGCTTCTTTAATATCGTTTGATTGATATTTTCCTACTCTGATAGCAAAAGTTCGGTCTCTTGCTAACATTGCTTGCTCAAACGTTACTATAATTATCACCTTACCTTTCTACTAGACTAAATTTTAAACCATTCCAAGGCTTAAATTTGTTGGTAAATGTATAAGCTGGAGCTGTTCTATCACCCACGTAAAACGTGCCAGACGCTTGACCTTTAATAGGGTCTGGATAAGTAACTGTAAAGAACACATCTGAAATCGCATTTAATATTTGAGATATTTCTTCTTGTGTTAACTGTCCCCATTCACACTCTAGTTTACGCTTGGTGGTAATACGGTCACGAACCATATCTCCGTTGGCATTACGGCCAGTTTCTCCGTCCACATCTTGAATACCAACTTGAAAAGTTTTAGGAGCCACAACAGCGACTCCATTTAATAATAGATTACTCATTATGCCCCCTAAATATTAAGCAGGACTTGCCCTGCTCGTTCTTGTTCTTTGTTGATTTCTTGGATGGCCACACGTCCGAATTCGTGTCCGCCAATCATAATGACAATGTCACCATTACCACTAAATCCTTGACTTTGAGGCAAGCCGCCACCAAGCGCATCAACGACTGCACCGCTCACAACACGTCCCATCGTTTGCAAGAAGCCTGTATTTTCAAGTGGAACGACCGCTTCTTTACCAGCTTCACCAATCATGGCGACTGTCGGGCTATCTACAATACCCCCACGGGCTAATCGTGGTAGATAAACGCCTCCAATATAACCAAGCGAAAAAGGCAGTGGTAAGCTATTGATAACACTAATTGCGTCATTTATCATGTCAATAAAACCATTAACAATATTTTCGATAGTTCCCAACACGGCATTAACCGCACCGCGGAATGCCCCGCCTACCGCATCTCCGACAGCTTGACCAGCGTTTACAAAAATACTTTGAACAGTATTCCAAATTCCGCTAAAAAATGAACCAATTGAACTAAACGCGTTTTGAACTGCAGAATAGGCTTGTCCAAAAATGCTGCCGAACCAACCTGCTACATTGCTCAAAGCATAAGTCACATCGGACCACCTTTGACCGAACCAAGAACCCAATCCAGAGAATATGTTCGTTAATCCATTCCACGCTTCATAGAATTTTTGTGTAAACCAATTTCCAACAGATTGGAGAGCATTCTTGACATCATTGTAACGGTCTGTGAACCATTGACCGATATTTTGGAAAGTATTAACGATTCCGTCATACGCTTGTTTGAATTTTTGAGAGAACCAATCACCGACTGAAGCTAAAGCATTTTTAATATCGTTATATCTATTAGCAAACCATTGCCCTATATTAGAAAATGTAGTTGTTACAGCGTCATAAGCTTTTTTAAATTTTTCAGAGAACCAATCAGCAATAGGTCCAAAGATTCCATGAAGGATTTCGAGCACTCCCTGCCAAGCCATTTCCCAATCACCAGTGAAGACTCCGACTATAAAATCAATTACACCTCTTAGAATCTCGAATAACTGACCTAAGATGTCAAAGATTAAACCTAAAGTTTTCAGGAAATCGTCGCCTAGTTTTTCAATAATTGGCGCAAGAATAGGCCATACGTTAGCCGCTATCCATTCAAATAATGGCTGTAGAATTTCATCCCATAATTTTTTAAAGGCGTCATACATTCCGCCTAAGGATTCACCGATTTTATCGATAGCAGGTTTAATATGCTCATCATAAACCTTCTTAAACCCTTCTCCAAATTGTTTTATAATTGGATTGATATTCGTGTTAAATCCGTCAATAAAAATTCCAACTATCTTAGATAGGCCCTCAGATACATCATTGTATACAGGACGAACGTGTTCACGATAAACTCTCGTCAACATGTTGCCAAAATCATTTACAGCGCGTTCAATTGTTTCAAATACAGGAGCGATGTTATTGAGCATTGTCTTAAACGTTTTAGCTAGCTTAGGCGCATTATCAGTTATGATTTTCTCAAAACCTCTGAACCAATCGCGAGCCAAATTGCTGCCTAATTCAACAACCGTAGCGCCAACGCTTAAAACAGCAGACACGATTGCGCTACCGATCCGAACCGCGCCGATAGAAGTCATCACGTCGTAGAACGCATTAGCAAGCGATTGAGCGATATTTCCGATAGATTGAGCTATTTCACCCACGTTGGTAAACAATGCTACCAGAGCTCGTTTTATTCGTTCCTTTTGACGTTCTAAACCATTCGCGATGGATTCTGCGACAAATACCCCTATAGCAACGCCTGTCGTTGCTATAGAACCTGCAACTTGACCTAATGCATAAGCTATTCGTTGGGTCATTAAGTTAAAAGCATTCACGACTTGCGGATCAGTTGCGATTTCAGTTAAAGTCTTCTTGATTCGGTCTAACGCTTTTTTAATCCGTTCCAATCCCTCTGAACGAAAAGCAGCATTAAAACCAGCATTAAATAAAGTAAATAAGCCCTTTAATTTATCTCCTAATCCGTCAAAAATAGACTTAAAGTTATTGTTCATATCTTCAAGTCCAATTTCAGGAAGAATATCTTTAAAATCCCCGTTACCTTTATCTTTGCCTTTTTTACCTTTTCCACCTTTCGGAGTTTTAGAACTAGAATCGTCCGAATCATCATTTTTCTTTAAAGAATTGATTTCATCAAATCCAGCAAGACCTAATAATTCTTTAACAGCTTTCTTAGCTGATTTAGCAGTATCATCTAAATTGTCTGATAAGCCACCAGAAGCATCATCTGCGTCTCCTAAAGCGTCTGCAACATCACCCGCGCTACCTGCTAAATCTTTCATGCCTTGATTCGCACTACCAATAGCGCCATCTTTTACAGTTGCTTTTTTGTTAAACATCAAACCGACAAATTCAGCAAGCTTAGCAGTGACATTCTTCAATGCCATAGCGAGCGAATTTAAGACAGGCATAATAGCGTTCAAAATTGGCAGGAATGAGTTGCCAATATTCAAAGCAGCGTCTTTCAACAACGACTTAAATAGATTAACCCGACCATTCACGGTAGACGCTAAAGTGTCACCATACTTTTGAGTAGCTTGTTCCAAAATCGCCATTAGTCGGATTTGTTGCTGTGTCAAGAAGTCCAATTGCTCCCAAGATTTTCCATCAGAAAACTTTTTAAAAGCATTCGTTGACTGAATCATGGACACGCCAACTTGGATTCCCAAGTCTTCAATTGCTTCAGTATTTCCCAACAAACCAGATCTAATCCGTTCCATAACATCTGTCATCGTTCGGCCGGTTCCTTCAGCAACTATTGCGGATGTTTGCAGCATTTTACCAGTATAGGTGCTTAATTTATCGCTGTCTTTAATAAACGTACTAAATAGATTCGAGTAGACGCCTGCATATTTAGTTGCTTCTCCAACGCTCATATTCATAGCATTGGCATTATCATTAATCCATTTTAAGAAAGTCTGTGAACTTTCGCCCATTTGGCGCTTGATTTGGTTCATTGCTGCTGAAACTTCTAACGCCATTTGTGTTGAGTACATTCCCAAATCCAATAACTTTTTACCCAAAACTGCAAACCCGGCGAAAGCGGCAAGTTTACTAAATGCAGTTTTTAAACCCGATGTTTGTCTCTTGACATTATCAGCAGCTTGCTTTGTTTGTTGAGCCGCTTCTTGCATTTTTTTCTTAAATGGCGCAATTTCAGCGTCAATGATGACCTTTAACTCTTCAAGAGTCATGCTCATAGCTTTCCTCCTTTCTTATTCGGTTAAATCGTTCTGCAAATGCTCTCATTTGTTCTTTGTGCAATAAAGCTTCTTGTCTCTTGCGTTGTTCTTCTATCTGTTTTTTTTCTTTTTCAAAAAGTTCTGGGGCATACTCCCAAACATCTAAAAGCTTTGCTTCGTTTGACAATAATAAACTAACGTGATTCGCGATCATTTGCGATAAACGATAATTTTCAAGTGTTTTATCCTTCTTCTTTTGGAGATAGACACGGTTAAAACTATTGATTAAATCAAGTATTTCAGCCATTGTATATTCCCAAAAATCAAAAGGGCTGCCTCCGATGTCTAAAAACAAAGGATACAACCCATCTACATATTTCGAGACAGAAAGAGGTTCAGAAGCACCTACTTGACTGTTTTCATAGTCGTTTTGCTTTTCTTCCCTTTTTTCTGTTTTGGCATAAAACCCGAATTTTCAAACAGAGGAATGATAACATCCGTCAAGAGTGAAGTCTGATCTCCGCCGTTATCCACATACTCATCGTTCAAGTCATAGACATCATCGAGTGACATTCCGTGTTCAAATTGCTGCAATGCTCCGTGAATCACTACAAGCATTACTTTTAGTGGTGGCAAAGGAAAATCTTCATCTTTTCGCGGCATAAAGACCTTTAACAGATTCACGCCCAATTTTTCTTCAACAGCCACGGCTTGACGAGTAGTCAAGCGCAGCTTCAATTCCTTTTCTCTGATTTGCCAAATTGTGTATGGTGATGTCATTTATTATCCTCCTACGGCATCTGTGAATTTGAAGTCAGATTGCAAAGCGATTTTCAGTGTAAATTCAATAACACCGTTAACACCGCCGCCACCAAGTTTGATAGATGGCTGACCGCTGAATTCAACGGTTGTACCGTCTGGATAAGTTTGTTTCCATTCAAGGACTTTCTTATCATCGGCATGTTTACGCAAAACACGATAAGATGATGTAGCTGTCTTATTTTCATAAGCGCACTTATATTCCAACTCGCCCGGATCACCAATACCAAATTCGTATTTTTTAACCTTATCTGCCAGCGTAGTATTTTCTACTTTTTCAGGGTCGACTCCCATTTCTGGCACTTCTTTAAGTTCTGGGATAGCGGTAAAGCTACCAGCAGATTCTTTAAATTCTAGCTTAATTCCATTTGCTAACATATTTTTTATCCTTCCATTCTCTGTCTAAAAACCAATTCAGAACTTAAGTCAACAATTCCTTCAAATCTCATCGTCTTATGTCGTAAATGGCTTGGATCTGGTACGTCAAGCGAACTTGTACGCATAAGACCCAAATTAGAAAAGATTTCATCAATTTTAATCGCTAAAGCACTAGTTGAGTCATTGTTGAAAATATCGACTTTATATCTGACATTTGATTTCTGCTCTTTGTCACCGTAGATTTCATACGGCTTGTTTTCTTCTTCCAAAAAAATAACGACGGGGAAATTTTCCCAATCGTCTGGATAGGTGTCGGTTACGTTCTCCGCAACCTTTTCCAATTCTTTATAAATAATAGGCTTAATATTTATCATCTTGCAAGTTCCTCAATCTTTTTATTCACATAATTGGCAACGATTTTCTGCACTTTCTTCTCGTTATCTTTCAAAGCGGGATAAAGATACGGCTGCGCTGGCTGGCCATACATTTTATAAAATTCTCCTCGTTTTGCGAAATGGTACGGGCCTACATCGATCTGACTCTCGTGGACGTACCACGGAGTAGAACGGTAAGAGACGTTTATTTCAGGAGATACCCCCGAATGATTGGCGACTCCTTTCGGACCTGTTCCAAATTCAACGTATATCCCATGCTCTACACCAACAAACACTTCACCAACTGCTATATTACCTTCTAGTTTAGCACGAGTCTTAATACTCTGTCGAAGTTCTCCAGTATTAGCAGGGGCACGAAGTTTAGCTTCTGCTTGGACAAATTTAGCCCCCTGATGAACTGCAGTAAGTACCATTTGAGAAGCGTGTTGTCCACCTAATCGCTGAAATTTACGGATTAACTCATTAGCTCCTTGCATTTCGTATCTGTTCCAATTCTAGCACTTTGTGATTTGAATAGGTTTTGATAGAAATGACCCGGTGCGTTACTTGATTAGGATTATCAATGCACAAACCGTCTTTTTCAGCGATTTCTGTTGATTTCTCAATGTTGGCATTCACGATGTAGTTCAAACGTTCACCGTAGAGTTCAACTTGCAGTCCACCACTCGCTGGCCATACCTCAGCTTTGATTTCGATAACTTTATCGCTATATCCTTCACGTTTAATTCCTTCGTCTGTTTTAATAACTTGGAATTTGCGAAGGTTATATGGTTTCAACCTATTCTTTTTCAAACGCACGGCCACTCACCCTCGCTAATCTATGATTTCGAATGCTTGCCAATAAATGCGAAGAAATACCGTCTACATACGAAACAGATATACCACCTTCGCTACGAGCTTGTTCTCCTTCGCTACCTTGACGATTTAACAACTCAAGAACCAGTTCAGGCACTAACCGCTCTAAAGCTGGTGTTATTTTATTCCGATTGGTCTCTGTCAAAATGATATTTTCAGCCCTTAAAAGCAAAGGCGAGAGGATTTCATCATTACTCTCACCCGTCAATTTTCTTAGTTCTTCAAGTTCCATTCAAGACCTCCTATTTTGCAGGAGCTTCCTTATTTTTAGGCTCTTTCACGATTGCAACAATGTCATCTACATCAACGCCTTGCTTTGCTAAGTTTTGAGTAAATTCATCATAACGCACTTGTGTCATTTCGATTACTTCACCCGCTTGTCGCAAGATATTGTCTTGCCAATCGTAAAATGCCTTTTTGACTTGTAATTTAAGCATAGGCGGCTACCTATTTCTTTTCTTTCCAATTATCAGTATCGCTTTCAGGTTTTGTAGCAGAAGCAGAAATATCTTTAATTGCTTCATAAACCTTGCCGTCGGATTGTACTTGGTCGCCAGCTAAGTAGTCAGTACCCGTCTTCCATTCTTTCGCACGAATAATCACTTCGCCTTGAGCTGATTTTTTAGCTGCAGGTTTGTTGTCTGCAATCGTAATAATGTATTTTTGGAAATCTTCAAGCACATAAGCACCTGTGTAGAGCAGTTGTTCAATCAATTCACCAAAACGTCCAGGAATATTATCGTTGTACTTAGTATCATCGATTTGTAGTGGCGAAGTAACTACACCAGGTGCAGAAGCTAAAGCATTCACGCCTGGCAAGAATTTTGATGGAACTTTATAAACTGTGAAGTCATCGAGTTCTCCGACATACCCTTTGCTAAGAACTCGTTTATCTGCGTCCCCTTGTGGCAAACGAACAATTTCGGATTTAACCGCTTTGTAAAATGCAGGTGTTACAAATAACAAACGGTCTTTTGTGATTCCCAACTCATCTAATTTCTCAGATACATCAAGAACTGCATTGTATGCATTATTTTCACCCTTTGTTTTACCCATTGCTACGTTATCGCTGACGTTACCAAGTGCAGCACCGAAGCGCAATTCGTCCAGATATGGAGCTACGACTTCTGCAGCTTGACGAGCAATGACGTAGTCAATATTAACTTGACCGTTCGAGTCACGTTCATCTAGTTTGTCAACAAAGCGTCCCCAATATTTTTCTTCGTTAAGGGTATAAACCTTTTCTTCCACTTCAACGTGGTCGAACTGATTATCTTTATTACGACGATAGTCTTTCAAAGGAGTAGTATTTCCTTTAGCGACTGTAAACGAACGACCATTTAATTCAACTGCGTCGTTAGAAAGCACTAACGGTGCTGAATAAGAGTTGACAGCAAGTACATCTTCAATAATACCAAGATGGCGTTTACGAGATTCTGCTGTATTTAAATTTTCAAATGCCATATAATTTTACCTCATTTTCTTTTTTTATCTTAAAAAGTCCTTTTTCCACTTAGGGACTTCTTCTTGTTGATTTTGTTGTGCACTTTTCATGGGTGCACCACCTTTAAGACGTTCTGAAACGCCTTTCTGAACTGCTGCTTCCCAGTTTTTCTGAATAGCATTGATTGATTCAGATACGCTGTCAGCGTCTGTCAGATTCACCACATCTACTAATTCGATTGGTAAGTCACGTTCACTTAGCATCGTTTTAGCTTCTGCGGTCAGTTCTTTGCGAGTAATTTCAGCTTCACGAGTAGCTAGCTCTTGCTCGCGTTGTTTTAGCTGATAATCTTTCTTCTCATCAGCATTCATCTTCGCAAGTTTTTTCGCTTCGCTTTCTTTGGCTTCTTGCTCTGCTTTCCACTTTGCATATTTCTTGTCAATGATTTCATCAACTTCTGCATCTGTGTACTTTTTTTCGTCTTGTGGTTCTGGTGTTTTAGGCTCTGCAGGTGCCCTACCATCAGTTTCACCACTATCTTCGCCGCTTGGATCTGCGCCAGCTTCACCGTTAGCAAAAAGTTGCAAGGTCTGGATATTCATTGGAATACGACCTAGTTTTGTTTTTTGTTCGTCCATTGCGAACCTCCTATATTTTAAGTCGTCCCCGACTAGTTATTCCATAGCTTTTTTCGTCTTCCATGCCTGGACAATATAAAAACCGTGTCGAATTCGATACGGTTTATAGTAATTTATAGTGATTTATAGCAGTCTATTCCTGCTAGTCAAGATATCGGCGCACCTCCTAATCTTTGATAACCCTATTGGAAACTTTAGCGTACACATCTACATAAGTTTCTGCCTTATCGCCATTGTGGGTAACTTCTGCATAATCACCACACTTGTCGCTTGATGAAATTGCATTAGTGCTTACAAGTGCTTTCCAGTTTTGCAAAGTTTTACTAAACCAAACTACAAAACAATCTTCTGGTTTGATTTCATAGCCTGACAGGCGTGCGAACTCTTGTGATGCTATTTTTTTTGCTTTTTCTAACATGCTTTTTCTCCTTATTCAACTAATTCGTAAGTTCCTTCGAAAATATCTGGTTTGCAAGGATAAAATTCACCAGCTACACCTTTGATAATGTAGTCACCAATTTTAGTTCTCATGTTCCCCTCTAATGTTTCAATAACAGGTTCTCTAAGGTCATTGAAAAACATCTTACGGCCTACAAATCTACTAACTTCAAATTCATTTTCACCAGTCTACTTGATAGCTTCAATCACAACTGCTTTTTTACGATATTTCATTTTCTTAATCCTTTCTTTATTTCCTTAATCATCTCGCTGATTAATGATGCGATAACAAAAATTAACAAAAGAAAAAGCAACCACCCAAAGGCAATCACTAGCCAATTCCATATAAACATGTTTTACTCCTTTCTTTAGGTATAAGAAAAGCACCTAGATTATTCTAAGTGCGTAAAAATAATTAGATCTATACAATTCAACCAATCCCATTAGAGTTAAATAGTAATTCAATTTCAAAAGAAAACGGATTATCATTATCTGAATTATTTTTTATATAATTTAAAATTTTACTACTTTCTTCTTCGCTTATAAAATTCAGCATTTTTTTGTTTAATGTAATCCATCCTTGCTCATCCCTGTAATTTTTACAAAGATTCCATACAGCTTGATACACGCTTCCTGCTTCTTCATAGTTCAAATCCCAATCTGGTATAACATTAGAAAAAGCATCTATTATCAATCCCACTGAACACTTAATCATTTTTAATCACCAGCTTCCCACGATTGAATATGCTAATAATAGAATCATCATTCGAAATAACTCCATCATGTCCCGTCAAAGCCGCTAATATCTCTACGTTTTTATCCATACCCTTACCTGAATAAATAAGATTATAGACTTTTTCGAGACCAGCTTCCCGAATTTGATCAATATTCGCTACTCTACTTGTAAAATCTTGCGCAGTCCCAATATACATCAAATTCGCTTCTTTTGGTAAATATGCTTCAATAATAGCACCGCCTGCGCCTTTCTGCGAATAAACTTCAGCTAAACGTTTTTCAGTCCCAAAATAAATGCCTCGGCCAAACGCAGAACGATTAGCACCTGAAATATCTAGAGCTCCACTTCGGAATCGTCTTTTAAACTCAGCTCCAGTTATGCCGATTTCATCCGCATTTGTAACTCCACGATAAAGAGCTTTCATGCCCTCTGTATTATTTTTAATTACAGGAGTTTTATCAAAACCACGTTCAGAAAATAAAAATTTAACAAATTTAGCTTTGTTGTCATCATATCGATTACTAACATCTATAAATTTACTATCATACAAATCTATACCTGTTTTGGCTTTAAAACGATCTGCTGCTTTATTTGCAGAATGAAGAACCGTTTTCAAGTTTTCAAACGTATGATTATCATAATTATTTAAATCAATATTATTATACAGCTTCTGATGGCCTTTTGCAACGTATTTCTCGCGCCAATCATCATAACTCATATTTGCCGGCACAAGCATTGTTGTTCCCGTTTCTGGATCGCGCGCTCGACGTTCCAACTTGCTTAAATCCATATCCTCGAAATGTGCTATCGTAGTAGACCTGCACCACGGATGCAGCGGTGGATAGTTGATTCCGGTCTTGCGCTCTGACACTTTGTAAACCTTGCCGTCATGCTCACGACAAATAGAGGACGTGCGTTTATCTAATACAGCCACAAAGCGATATTGCTCAATATCCGCATCTTTGTAACTCAACGCTTCCATTTCATTATGGAAGAATGCAGATTCTGTGCGAACTAACCTACGAGCATTGTTTCGTCCTACATTGAATCGTTCTGCGATTGAATTGATAACATCGCGATTGCTACGCCCCGTCATCCAGCTAACTAAAAGCTCGTTTTTAAGCTGTCTAGCAAGCTCTCCTGTGTTGTTCCAGATACGCCCTGAGTAATTATCCCCCGACCATTTTAAATGGCTTAGACGCTTGATTTCAGCTTCTGGTAATGCGTTGAAATGATATGCAAGTCCTGTGTGTTGTTGTAAATCGAAAGTGGCTCGATTGTAGCTATCTTTCATAAATTCCTGGTAGAATTTATCGGACTGTTTCATTTCGGCTTGATAAACTGCATTTCGGAGCTTATCTACTTGTTGGCTCAACTCATTGAATCGATTTAAACGAAAGGCATATGCTCCGCTATCCATATCAGCAAGCAGTTGGTTAATATTTGGATCTTCCGGCCGTGCTTCAAGAACCTTGCGCATTTCTGATAAGCTCTGCTTACCCTTCATAGCTTTTAGCACTTGCCTAGCGTCGGCTTCGGATAAACCATAATCACGTTGAAACTTGTCAAAGACTTTATCTGCTTGCTTATTTAGATATTGTTGAGCTTCGTTATATACCTTATCAATGTCATCAGCCTTAGCTTCAGCTTTGTCCATTTGACGATAGATTAACTCGGCTTTGCGTCGCTCCCAATAAGCATTACTCTTCTTGTTCATTTAGCTCATCTTCTTTCTTTGGATGAGTATTTTCTTGGTTGAACTGCGGAAACTGTTCCGCATTTTCTTCTTTCTGTTCTTGCAATGCTTCGAGTTCTGCGTCAGGGTCTTCCACAAATGGCAAAAGAGAGATTAACTGACGCAAGCTAACCTTGCCATCCAAATTATTGATAATTTGCGATATTTCAAGTAAATTTTTCGGAAGCCCTCGGCTGAATTGAGGCACGATTGATTTTGCATCAATAGCAATCTGATTCAATCCCAAAAAATTTGAAAAGATAGCGATTCTTTGACGAAGTCCGCGTTTGTAATTCGCTTCTTTGGTTTTTGTAATCATCTCAAGACCCAACAGTTTATATTCCATAGCTACCCCTGAACTATTCCCTGCAAAGTTTTCATCAGTTAGATTTGGAACGTGGCTAAACGTATAAATATCCTCTTTCAGCGCTTTACGCAAGACCTCAACAGCATTTTCATCTAAAACATTGGTCAAAAATTCCGCTTTAGAATCCGCTGGCAATTCAAGTAGACCCTCTTCGCGCAAAATCTGCATAGCTTCGTGTGCTTCTTCCTCAGTATCAGCAAGCTGAGCCCCGTAAATTAAGAGAATCGATTCAATCGCTTGTTCTTTATCATTTACACGATTGCCCATAAGCGAGTTGTAAGCATCAATCAAACTAATCTGCTGCTCATAATCACCGATACGGTATTTGTTGTTCTGATACTCAATAACCGGAATAGCCCCCATATTGTGAGGTACTGGACTATCATCATGTGTTGTTCCGGTACTTGACTCTTGCAGTATAATGTTGTAATGCAAGTTCTCCGTCAGAACCTCTGCGTGATAACTAGTTGTATTATTCGTATCATCTTTGACATGATAATAATACACAGCAAACAGCGGACGTTTTTCAATGCTATCATCATAGACTAAAAATGTATTTTCGGGTTCTAAACTAGTCGAATCAAGCTCTGTTGAGTCTTCTTTTGCATAAATGTACTCATATGCTTTGCCATAAATTGCCATATTTAGTGCATTCTCGCTATCGACTTGGTCAATCTCTGCTCCGTCAAAGGCTTCAAATAACTGTTCAAGGTCTGCTTCACCGGTGTTAGTGTACTTAACTGGATTCCCCATGAAATAACCCGTAGCAGTATCCGCTATATCTTTAGCATGGTTAGCGACCGTCTTAAAATTCGGCTGACCTGCTCGACGTTTATGCTTTAATATATCGTGCCCGCCTAAATAGTAAGATTTTAGCTGCTTCAATCGCTCTGATTCATTTGAATGTTTTAAAATCAGTTTATAGATTAAGTCTTTTTTTAACTTTGTTTCATCATATCCTGCGCGCGGATACGTAAATATTTGATACATGTCTGTCCTTTCTATAAGCCGTAACGCGATTTGCGTTTGACTTTGGCTTTTGCATTTCTCATATCATCTTCAAATGCATAACGAGTGCTATCGATTGTGTGATTATCTTTATCCTCTAACCGATTACGAGGATTCCCGTCTTTGTCTGTTTCGTAATCAATATTTTCAAATTCTCTAGCAATGTTCGGAGTTCGTTTAGGGTCGATTACAATTGCTTCTAAATCATCCAGCCATTTTTCACCAAATTCTACACTATCGGGTCCTTTCTTGACCTGCGTAACTCTAGATATTCCGTATTCATATCGCAGTTCATCATTTGATTTCGGTTCAACTTCGGCATGAATTATTTCATACTGATACCCTTTCTTTTTAAGCTTTTCAGCAAGCATTCGGTTACTAATTTTCACTCCGTAAATTTCATCTACAGCGTAAATAGTTCGTCTTTTTTTATCATAATGCCAACGCACAAAAGCTAGAGGGTCGTTAGCATATCCATAGTCAAGCCCATTGCGGAAATTATCAAAGCTTTTGAACTCTTCGTCCGTAATGGTACGAAATACAAGATTGTCAAACGGAACAACCCCAGAACCGACTGCTTTACCTAAATACTCCCATTCATAGCGAATTTGCGATCGTTCGCGAGTTGCTTCAGCTTCTGCTATAAATTCTTTTGCTATATACGGATTATCAAAGTACGTAGAATGATGAATATAAGTATTATCTGGTTGAATGACGCTTTCATATTTCTTGTTAACCCACGACTGCTTACGTTTTGGCGGATTGTATGAAAAAAAGAACTTATAAAACAGTCCTTCTGGTAATTCCCCACGTAGCAGTGAGTTCGTAATGATTTTCACTTCATCTTCTGTCTTAAATTCTGCCAATTCCTCAATCCATGCAAAAGCAAAAGGAAAACGACTGTCTTTTAAAGACTTAATTCGTTCTGGTTCCTGCGCACCACGAAAGATAATGTAATTTCCTCTTGGGAGATAAGTGATCCGCAAAGGAGATTTGTTGAATCTAAAAAACTGCTCTACTCCTTGCTCGTAAATAGCCCATTTAAGCTGTTCGTAAACGGATTGTTCTAAGGTATTGTCTACTTTACGAATACAGACTGCGTTACTAGCATAACGCATGACAAGTTGAACCAAAATATGAGCTATATCCGATGATTTACCAGAACCTCGACCGCCTTTGCAGATTATATTCAAAAATCTTCGACAGGTTGAAGCACGCCATACATCGTGAAATTTAGCAGGCAAGAAGTCGGATATTTTTTTAGCTATCATCAAAACCACCAATGTCATCAACAAATGTAACCGATGTATTCACTTCTGCTTCCACTTTATCCGTAAACAGTCTATAACGCTTGCCTAGTAACTCTGCCGCCTTCGTCCTAGATTGCACACTCGGCACCGCATCGACGACTCTCTGCGTACCCTCGCCGTCTAAAACAAGCAAAGGCTCTGTCTTTTCACCACGCATGACAGCGGTCAGATATTCCATGACTTCCTGCTGATCAGCTACACGTTCAGATTTGAGTTGTTCAAGTCGTTCGTCTATATAAGCTTTAACGTTAGCATTTGTTAGTAGCTTACTTCCATTCGTTCTTGCAGCTCCATCCTTCTTAACATTTGGATAAGCTGCCTTATAAGCTCTTGTAGCATTTAAGTCGATGATGTACTCATCGGCGAATATTTTTTGTTTTTCAGTCATCCCATTTTCCACCACCTCAATTCTTTTTACAATGCAAAAAGCCACCAAGTAGGTGACTTTTCAGAGAGATTATTATGAAAAAACTAGATTGCCACATGGCAATTGCGAGAGTGGGATTCGAACCCACGACCTCTTGGTTATGAACCAAGCGAGCTACCCGCTGCTCTATCTCGCGTTGAAGAATCTAGGGGTAGTTCCTAGATTCGCAAATATTATAAGGAGTTGTCGTTTTACCTAAAACTGATGATACAATAATATCACGAAAAAGGTGACACAGGAAGCGTTTTTTGTGTCACTTTACTGTAATTGGGCAAATTTTTCTAAAATCACACGTCTTTTTCGGTAAATTGTCTTTCGGCTCATGTGAAGTTTAGCTCCTATTTCTTCCCAAGTGTAGTAAAAAATGCTCGTTGTATTCATCCAACGCAAGTCAAAAATTTCTTTTTGCTCTTCGTCCAAATCTTTCAAAAAATGCTCAACTGTTTCTTTGAATAATTCCAAATTCTTTAACTTCACATCTTTACTAAATTTTACAATCGTTTCTTCCGTCGGTCTTGATACAGCATTAGCCTTACTACCACCAAAGTTCACATCAGAGTTGTACGGAAATTGTAACTCTTCTCTTCTCATAGCTATCTCACGATTGATTGTAGCATACCGAAGTAATTTATTATCTAAAGCGTTGAGTTCTGTTTCTGTAATTTTCGTACAAATCACCCCCTAAATAATTCTACCTGTAAATACTAATGTAATCGTACCTGTGCCGTCTTTGTTATCCGATAACAACGCATGACAATCCGAACCATACTCAACACCATCAATCGTAACACTTCGCTTCGTTTTATCAACGTGCACGATTGCGTCACTAAATGTTTTAATCCTCATAACACGCCCTCTAATTCTTTGATTCGTTCATTGCAGAAACGTATTCGATACTTCAACCACCTATCTTCTAGTATTGTTTCGTGCATTTCGTGCGAGTGTGAATTCTTTCTTGTTTTGGAATCCAATTGATCTCGATATTTATCTCGTGCCTTAATCCATAATGCGCGTGTGCCTAATTTTGTGTAAGGTATTTTACTCATTTCATTCCCTCCGCTTGTTTTTCTAACCAGTCGAAAAGTAATCCAAATTGATTCACCACTAGCTCATTATCGTTGTACTTTTTGCAGATAACATTGATTGACTCTACTACCCAGAACCAATATGCCTGCGAGCCGAACCCCACCTCTTGAGATTTTTGATTGCTAGCCTGCATCCATTCAGGGATTTCACGACTAAAAAAATCTATGTAATTCATTCTAGTTCCTCAATTCTGATATAGATTCCTACGGTGTCTGCCCAGAACTTCTCTACAATCTCGCTAGCAACCAGAGCGTCATCTTTCCAATATCGTAGCTCAGTCATACAGTCCTTGAGTAACTTCTGCAAGTTATCCGTATCTGGCTTCGTCGTTTTATACTGGCCGTTATAACTTTTCTTTATCCGCGGAAAGCACCACTTGACTGTTAGCCGTACTGCTTCTGTGTACATATCAGGCGGTACATGCTGCGCTAAAAGTGAGAGGAATTTCTCTCTAGCAGCTTTTAGTCTTTCTGGTTCGTATACTTGTGGTTTACCATTCTTGACAGTGATTTTTTTCTGTTGGTGTGTAGTAGTTGGTATTTTTTTCATCGGTAAGAAAAATTCAATCATCTGTTATTTCCTTTGCAAATTGCCACGCCCACGATACAGCAGACTTTTTAATTTTTTCTTTGGTTAATCCACCAGGTACATTTCTGTTATGTCTTTTAAGTTTTTCTAGCGAGTTATAATCATGATCGCCTAAGACCAAATTTCCTGTACTGGATTGCTGTACTAACGTTTTAAATAATCCATTTCCAACAGGGATGGCAACTGTGTAACATTTTTCGAGGTCTAAATCAACATCGTCAATTTTTGCACGAAATTCCAAAACTTGACAATACGTTTGCATAGCATGACACTGTGTTTTTAAGACTTCGATAGGATATTGCAAGTCCCATTCTTGAGTTTCTCCTTTGTCATATTTTTCGATAAAGTTCTCTAGTCTATATAATCGTGTTTTAAGTTGTTTATATTCTTCAATCATTCGTTTTTGATAATCATACATTTTTATTTTACCTTTCTGATTTTACATATTTTTATTTGCTGACTTTAGCACCCTTTGCAAAAGATGAGACAAAGGATAAAGGGGCAGGACTTACAGCCCCTTTTCCTTTTCTCTTTTGCTTTTACGAAGGAAAAGTCCTTTTAATAACTCTGTAAGAGTTATAGCTGTTTTTTTCACGGAAAAAAATATAAATTTCTTATTTTTTTTCCTTTTTCGTATTTGTGAAAATTTCTTATTTTTTTCCCTGTTTTACAACGGAAAATTATAAGACAGAAAGGGGAATAATTTCTTATTTTTTTCCTTTTTTCTATTTTTCCATTTCTGGATTTACCTTGAAAATAATCCCTTTTTTGACATCAAATCCTTCATGTTGTTTGATGTAATTTCTGATAGTTCTTTCAGAATCTATAGCTAAATATTCTTGTATTTCTTTCACAGTAACAGGTGTAGATCCATCAAAAAGAGCTGAATAAGCTGTTTCAAGTTTCTGCTTTCGTTCATCTGCTTTTTGTTCCTTGGACTTCCAACCACTACGTGCTTTCGCTGCCTTAGAGTGTGAATTATCTTCCAACTGAATATCCGCCAGCACACCCGTTTCATCCAGCGCGTGTACTGGATAGCTGAACCACATGTTGACTGGCTTGAACTTGGCAAACTCTCGGAGCGTGCCCTCGACACGCCATGCGGTCGCTATCTGGATCTTGTTACGGACTTCTTCGAGTTTGTCTGTGTACGGCGCCCGAGCCATGACATCAGGAATACCTTTCTCGAAGTGCGTCCGCATTTGCGCAGGGCTCGAGAGGTCATCTAGGCCTACATTCTGCTGATAGTAGGCATTGTTTCGCTCTTGCAAAGCCTGTTTGTATACTTCGCACGCTGCCTGATTCAGTCTCTGAGTAAGTAATTCCTCTGACACTTCCAGCTCAACTAGGTCAATAAGCGCATCAGGATCTCGAGCGAATACACCCGAACCACTGGCACGGTCCATGGACTTCTTGCCACCCTGACTGCCTTTTGAGTGGTGATGGCAATAGATAACGCTAGAGCCGAGCTCTGTGGCTACTTTGTCGAATTGATTGGTAAAATGCGCCATTTGGTCTGCGCTGTTCTCGTCACCAGTTAGAACCTTATAAATCGGGTCGATGATGACTGCGATATAGTTTTTCTTCAAAGCGCGACGAATGAGTTTGGGCGCTAGCTTGTCCATCGGTACGGTCTTTCCACGCAGATTCCAGATATCAATGTTACTGATATTCTGTGGTGGTAATCCCATAGCCTGATAGACATCACGAAAGCGATGTAGGGCAGACGGACGGTCTAGCTCCAGATTTACATAGAGGACACGCCCTTGGGTACATTCCCAGCCAAGCCACTTCTTACCTTCCGCGATTGCGATTGACATCTCGATCAATGCGAATGACTTACCAGCCTTAGATGGTCCAGCTATCAGCATCTTGTGTCCTTGGCGAAGAACTCCTTTAATCAACTCAGGAGCCAATTCTGGCAAGTTATCCCAGCTGTCGGCCAATCCTTCAGGATCCGGCAGGTCATCGTTTAAATCTTCAATGTATTGATACCATTCATCCCAGTCAGCCTTACCAATATTCGTATCTACCAAAAATTGCTTCTGACCATTTCGGACGAACCCTGGCATGCGTGATAGTCTACTTGGATTTTTATTTTGAGTATCAACTATGATCCCATTCTTCTGACAAATCTTGTAAAGGTAATCAACACGATTTCGATATTCTTCATAATTCTTGGCATCTACCTTGACGATGGCATGCAGTGATTTATTTCCACTGTGTACTAAGGCTGCAATCGGTAGCTCCAATTCCTTGTAGATAGCATTCTGCTTGTCAATCGGCATGCTGTCGGATTCGACCAGTGCATAGCGAAAATCTGTCACGTTTTCATTTTTTGCTCCTTTCCCATCCATTGGATTGAATCGGATCCATGCGCCAGCTTCTTCGTGATAGTCACCAAGGACAGCTCCAATATCTCCATTACATTCTTGTAAGAGTTGAATCAATTCCCCAGCTGTGCGGTCGTAAGCTCCCTTAGTTGGTAGCCATTTGACAATTTCGCCCGTTTCGTCATCAGTCTTGGGGTAGCACTTGGTCACATAACCGACATTTTCGCCAGCTTCAAAAAGTGTTTCAAGGTATTTGATGATTTCTTGAACCGGATTCCAAATTGTCGGCTCATGGATTTCTTTACCTTCAATCCAGTCTTTATCAATGACACGATAATCACGGTCTATTGTATCGGTCCATCCTAACTCATGCGCATTCTCGCTATCATAGCTAGACTGCGACACCCAACCGTTTTCTTTTGCAAGTTGGGTAATAGTCGCACCCGTCACGATAGTTCCTGCTTCCTCGTTGAAGGTATCCCATTTCTTGAAACACTCGAATTTCTTGTATCGACTATCATTTTGTGACCAGTTATCCCAGTCAGATGCCGTGTAGCCTTCGTGTTTTAAGGCCATGCCCACATTTATCCATGTCTGGTAGTCTACCGTGGCAGGATTGATATAATCCAGCAACGGCAACAAATTATCATTCTCTGCCACTGTTTTCTCCTTTTCTAAAATAATGTCATCTGCGACACATGGCTGTTGATTCTATCTATGGATTTGCGATAGTATTCTTCATCAATTTCAAAGCCAATATAGTTGCGGTTGGTATTAATACAGGCTATTGCGGTAGTTCCGCTGCCCATGCAGTTATCCAGCACTAACCCCCCCTCGTTGGTATATGTCTTTATCAAATACTCAAACAATTCAAATGGCTTCTGCGTCGGGTGAAAATTGTCTTTTTCGTTGTTAAAAAATAATACACTTTTAGGGAAACGATAGCCATCATTCACGATTTCGATATTATCCTTTTGCTTTCCATAATTACTGCTATGCGTGTTATAGGTTGTCTTGTATGGTTTGCCATAAGTGAATTGAGGATTGTATACTGGCAACTTTTTGTAGAATACTAGAATGTTCTCGTGCGACTTCAGTGGCGCATGGTTAGCGTTCAAGTGTCCTGTTGCATTGGATTTTTCCCAAATCCATTCATAACGCAACAATTTTAGATTGCTTGCTCCCAACGCTTTGTCAAAGGGTGTCTGCGCAGTCAGTACAATCGCGCCATTGTCTTTGATAATTCGTTCATATTGTTCCCAAAGCTTATTAAATGGCAGTACACTGTCCCAGCTGTTTCTGGTCGTGCCATAAGGTAAATCACACAATATCATGTCGATTGACTTGTCAGGTAGTCTTTGCATACCAATTAAGCAATCTTCGTTGTAAATTATATTTAGTTCCATACATCACCCCCCGGCACATACTCAGCTGGCCGCACCCCTGATGGCAATCGCCAGCCGTTGGCCGCAATGCGATCAATCATATTTTTAGCGTGGTCAAATTGCCACATACCAACATTTTTGAAGCCACGCCCTTCCAGGAAGCGAATTTGCTTCGGCGTAGTCAAGCCTTCAGATTGGCGTTTGTGCAATCTATCTAAATATAAAGCAGCCTTTCCAGCATTCCCGATTTCGTCAGGAAGTATACCGTATTTCTCAAGCGCTTTAATTTGCTTGTCACTAGCAGGCGCCATCTCCCATCCGAAGTTGGGCACATAGTTCGACAAGTCTTCAGCATGGATAGACATCTCAAATTGCAACGGATCTACTAGCTTGCGTTTACGCTTGCGCATTTCTTCCAGCTGTTTTGCCAAAGCCTCTTCACGCTGTGCGACGACATCCTCGGTTGCCTTGACTTCCATATCTTCGAGATCAAGCATAACACCTGTTTGTTCTTCCATATTTTCGACCATTTTCTGAGCGACTTCTGGAGTCTCACAGATTAAGTGAGCTGGCCGACACAACTCGTGGCGTTCAGTGTGCCAGAGGAAGTCTAGCAAGAGTAATTCTTCTTTCCCTGGATGCAAGCGAGTCCCACGTCCCACCATTTGAGAATAGAGCGCTCGCACTTTAGTAGGCCTTAGCACAACTACGCAATCTACTGATGGGCAATCCCAGCCTTCTGTGAGAAGCATAGAGTTACAAAGCACGTTGTAACGGTCTTTCTCGAAGTCTTCTAAAATCTCCGCACGATCCTTGGACTCTCCGTTCACTTCCGCAGCGCGAAAACCTTTTGCGTTTAGGATATCGCGGAACTTCTGCGAAGTTTTGACCAAAGGTAAGAATACGACTGTCTTGCGGTCTGCACATTGCTTGACCATTTCATCTGCTATTTGTTCTAAATATGGGTCTAGTGCTGTTCCGACATCGCTTGCCTTGAAATCACCCGCTGACATGCTGACATTTGATAAATCCAAACTTAGCGGAATTGTCAAAGCCTTGATTTTAGATAAGTATCCTTCTTGAATAGCTTGGACCAGCGAATACTCGTAAGCTAAGCTGTCGAAGTAAGAGCCAAGATTCTTCATATCTCCACGGTCTGGTGTGGCAGTCACTCCCAATACATTCGATTGTTCAAAATATCCAAGAACACGCTGATATCCATCTGAAATAGCGTGATGGGCTTCGTCGACTACAATCGTATCGAACCAATCAGGAGGAAATTGACTAAGCCGTTTCTCTCTCTGCATGGTTTGGACTGATCCGACGACTACTCGATACCATGAACCGATAGAGGTATTTTCTGCTTTCTCTAAAGCCGTGCCGAGACCTGTCGCAGTCTTGAGCTTATCGCTAGCCTGCTCTAAAAGCTCCGACCTATGAGCAAGGACAAGCACCCGCTTGCCCTCTTTCACTTGGTCTTCAATGATTTTGGAGAAGACGATTGTCTTTCCACATCCTGTAGGCAATACTAAGAGCGTGCGCTTGCGACCTTTAGCCCATTCAGCTTGAACAGCTTCCCGTGCTTCCTGTTGATAAGGTCTTAATTGCATCCCTTACCTCCTAGAATCGCCCAGCTTGGTATCCAGCTTGTGGCTGCTGCGGTTGTTGCGCAAAGTTTTGCTGCTGTGGCTGCTGCGGTTGTTGGTAGGCTGGTTGTGCAGCTTGTCCTGGTTGTTGATTCAACACTTTTGTGTAATCAACGTCTTCAGGGTATAGCATGGATTTGACTTCATTGTAATTGTTGTTATTGTATTGTCGAGTTCCGACTTTACATACGCCAGTTGCGCCTATGATGGTATTCCAGTTCATGCGAAGTGGTTCCCCTTTTTTCTTCTGGCCAATCGCAGCAAAGAAAGCAGATAGCATGCCTTCAGTTGAGCTGTGCAGAAACAGATTGTGCCGCAGTTCTGTTTCGCCTTCGTTCGCTACGATTTTGATGCTGACGATAGCTTTGTTACAAGCTGGCAATTTGCCGGGATTTTGTGGATTTGGCGTGTGACGTGTACGTTCCATGCCTACGACCATGAAATGGTACAAGCCGTCAGGCAAGAGGACGAAATCCGAATCTTTTTCAATCGTGTCTTCCCAGCCAATTTCGTGATCAAAGTTATTGTATTGTTGTGTCATTTGTTTTCTCCTTATGCTAAAATTGTGATTTTGTCGTTGCCTGCAAGTTCTTTCGTCAAGTAACTTGCAATGTTACCGATGGCTTCCAGCTGCCATTTACCTCCATCTGCTTCAAATAGACCAAGGTTTGCTGATTTGTTGATGCGGAAAACGAATTGACTAGCAGGCTGCTCTACTTCGTTGAAAGTACGATATGGTCGCAAGGTTACTGGATTTGGAGTCTTAGCCTGTGCTAGACTTGCTACACCATCTCGAACTGTTGCCATCTGACTGATGCCATTATCCTGCACTTCTGCACCCTTTTCGATTTTCAGATGGCTAGAAAAATCCAAAACCAAATTGCGATCTGCATCATTGATGAACATGGACTGCAGCATAATATTGAATTCTTCTTGGTCGCGCCAATTGCTAAAAGGAATAACTGGAACGGTTGCTTTTACAGATACAAGCTGAGGACGTTTACCATTTTCAAAATCAACTTGATCATATACAGATACTTTTTGGAAACTGTCCACTACAACTACAAGTTTACGATCACTGATGAAATCGTTATCTGATTTGAGATAGTCAACTAGACTTTTGAGCGTCTGAAGCTCAAGGATAGGTGCATACTTACGAGGGTTAAGTTCCTGTAAGCTATATTTATTGTTGTCAAAATATTCCTTCCCTGTCTCTGAACGAATGATTTTCTTTTCTTTACCTGCTAGTTCAACTGCGTAAGATAATGCTTCTTTGAGATTTTCTGTCATAGTTAGTTACCTGCTTTCTTTTGATTGTAATCAATGATTTTAGATTTTTCCTGTTGTTCCACTTTTTCGATGAGATCACCAGTATCGGTCCGCATATCTCCGTTGTCATCAAAGTAAGTCTGACCAGGTATGCCGCTTTTGAGTTCGTTCGCGTGAATTTTACCAGTGTCATCACGACCGACAATAACAGTTGTTGCAACACCTTTCTGCGGTGCTAAAGTAGATTTGACTTCCATGCCTGTCTTAACGACTGTACGTTCATCGTCTGTTGACATCGTTAGTATGATAGTGACCTTACGGGTCGCCTTGGCTTCTGTATTGAGATCCAGAATATTCTCAAGGACTTTTTCAAGTTCTTTGTCAACCTTTTCTTGTAAGGCTGTATTTGCGATTTTCGACAAATCGATTTTAATAGTTTTATCTTTCATAGATACTCCTTGTTATATTTTGCTATGATTTCTAATTCCCAGAATCTACATCGTGAAGGGCAATTCGGGATCAGCTCGGACTTGGTTTTGGATAACTTCCATAGTAGCCTGCCAGTGCGCGACAATCATATCCCAATAATCAGGCGGGAAGTTTTCAATTGGCGTTCCTAACGGGAAGTGCCCACGGATGTATGCTACCTTTTGGAGCTCTTCTTCTGTCACGTTTCCTTGAGACATGAGGTCCGTCAAACTCTTTGGCAAGTTTGCATGATATTGCGCAGGTGATGTCGATGGCGTGCTAGAAGCTTCATTTTGAGGTTTTTCAGCGACCTGCGACATATCGAGAGCCAATTCCTCTTGGACCTGCTCAGGGGCTTGCTGAACAATCTGCTGAGGTTCTGGAGTGACTGCTTGAGGTTGTGGCGCAGGCGCTTGCACTTGTTGATTCGCAAAGATATGAGCAATCCCTGCATAATAGAACGGTAATTCATCTGGCAAACCATGTCGATTCTTGGCATCCCACGCGGGGCGATGGTTGGTATACATCACACGTTCACCGCCCTGTGCCTTTTTCTTTCCGTTCTCGGCCGTCATGACCAAAGTTTTGTAGTTGGCAAACAGAACCATGTCTGCCCACTCTTTTACTAGTGGAGCTGTTTTAGACCCTGTTTTTTGGCCAAGCTTCAACTCGTAACGGTCGTAAGACCCCATCTCATCTGGTTGTTCAAATTTCTTGATTTGAGCGTGCGCAGTCAGGACCACGTTGATACCCATATCAACCAAATCGGATAAACTGTTTAGGAAACGCCCCATTTCTTCTTGGACATAGGTGTAGCCTTTGCCCCAGCCAAAATCCTCAATCCCTTGCTTACCATGTTGCGAACAGATGTAATTAACTGCCAAAGCTTCCGCCCAGTCGATTGTGTCGATGACGAGTGTCCCGCATTCTGTAGGATTCGCTTTGATAAAAGCAATCTCATTATTTAACATTGTCCAACTAGTCGGCTTATCCAACCGTGCTACGTCCATGTTATCTGTTGAACCTTCTGTGTCAATAAAGACAGGTTCTGGGAATCCTGCTGCAAAGGTAGATTTACCAATTCCTTCTGGGCCATAAATAACAATTTTTTGAGCTCGTGCTCGTTTTCCTCTTGTAATCTGCATTGATTACTCCTTTCTAAAATCCACCTTGCCAAGTCGGTGCGACTGTTTCAGCATGTCCTTGCTGAGCGGCGCTTGCAAATTCTACTGGTGAAACGCTGTATCCATCGGAAATTATAATGCTACATTCATCCCCGGTAGACACACGAGTAGCGATAGCTTGGAGACCTTCTTGTTCCAGCCATTGGCCAAATTCTTGCAATGTTTGTTGATCCATTTGCTCTAGCTTGTCAATCAGGACAAATCCACATTCAGGCTTGAGCTTGCGTACAATAGCAGTTGCGACACGTAGCTGTTGACTGCCACTCATACCGTCCCATCGCTGACCAAGATAGAGCAATTCACCGTCGTCCACAGACAAACCTTCCAGTGGTAAATCTGCATTGGTCAGTAAGTCCGTTTTCTTTTGACGGATGTCAGCGATAACACTATCTAGCTCTTTATACTGTTGGCGATAGCCTTTAGCATCTTCTTCCGCTTTGTCTTTATCTAAATTGGCACGGACTTTAAGATTGGTTTGTTCGATATTTGCAATGTTTGTTTCGATTTCTTCAGTAGATTCATCTTGTAAGTCCATTGTGTCTTTTTGGGCAATTTCAAAATCATTGGCTAATTGCTGCTGTTTGGCTTTTGCATCAGCTAGCAATTGTTCTAGTCGTTCGACTTCGGCATTAGCAGCATTGAGACTATTTTGGATAGCTACTGCATTTTGACGCTTGCGGGCATTTTCACCATTCTTGGCCAAAATATCTTGCTGTTGACTGATTAAGTCTGCAATACTAATCAATTCTTTCGGTGCGTCAGGATAGTAAGGCTGTTCTTTAGCAAATTTTTCTTTCTGGTCTGCAATCACACCAATTGCGTGACGTTCGTCATATTTGGCTTTTTCTTGCATTTCCAATTCTGCCAATTGCGGACCAACTCCGATGATTTGTAAGAGTGTACTTGCTTTTTCTTTACTAGTCTGTTCCATAAATTTCGGCAAGTTGATAGCTAATTCTTCTACAAAACTATCTAGCAACTTCTGACCAGCTTTGTTACCGCTAGGGTCAATAACTTTTAGGTCGCTGTTCTTGCCTTTGCGTTCCACAACCAAGCCGTTTGACATGGTGATTTTTAACGTAGGCGGAACAACAGAACCTTCTCGCGTTGCTTTGCTAGGCTTATACTTGTTGCCACCTAGCGCCCAAGCGATCGCATCTAGTACGCTCGTTTTGCCTTGGTTGTTATTTCCGCCGACAATTGTCAGACCAGTCGCTGACGGCTCTAGCTTGACTGCTTTAACGCGTTTGACGTTTTCGATTTCTAGTTTATTGATAGTTACCATTATTCAACTCCTTTTATTTGTTAATACCTAAATGATTTTGTGCAATATTTCCGAGTCTCTGCCAATTTCCGTTGTCGTTCCATACGGTCGTGCTCGATTGCACAGACAACGTACATTGCTTCAAGCTCTATGCGTTCGTTTTCTCGTGCTTCTCGCTCTGCCTGCTTTTTAGCCTTGCGCCAGTCAAGATGATTGACAAATGCGCCTGCCAAAAAAACGAATGCGAGTGTTGCTATCGCTCCTAAAATTTCACTCATTTTCCCATCTCCTAAAATATATATAAGCTCGTTGTCTATAATATTCCAATGCTTTTACAGTCCTTTCGTCCGTCTCAAACATGGATTTGTCAAGTCGAAATCTAGCGCGTAAACCGTACACCGTTGAAATAAATTCAATTTCATTTTTTATTCCTGTATACACAATAGATTGAACTTTTCCCACATCCAGTAGTTCAAAATCTTGCTCGATGTGAAAATGAATTACTTTATCTTCACTCATTCGAACTCTCCCGTTTTAATAACTCTTCTTTGATTTTGGTCAGCATATCAATGTCTGCCAAAAGAAAGATTTCAAAGTCTGATGGCTTGTTCTCGTCCTCAACCATGTGCTTGTTTAGCGCGATTTTGCCGTCAATCCACTCAATCATTCCAAACATTTATTCCACCTCCTCAACTTCAAACGCTGGGTTATCCCAAGCATTCAATTCTTCAAGTTCTGATTGTGTAAAACTAGTTTGATAATTTCCTGATGCTGCATTTAGGTCGCCGAGAATAATTGCTCCGTCTGCAGAGCGTCTGTTTATGTAGTTAACATAACTGATTGTTACTATTTTAAGTCTAGCTGTGTACAGCTTCTCTTTCTCGACTGTGTAGCCGAAAATCCAAGCGAGTGCGAATAGGTCTTGGTTGTCTAAGCTTTCAACGAGCCAATGATAAACCCTTTTATCCTTTGCTTCTTCTGAGCGATAGAGTGCATGCCCAAGAGAAATTTTATTGATTTTACAATACTCAATCCAATCCGCTACAAACTGCTTTACGACTGGTTTTTCACGGTGTAAAATAATAGCATTTTCTATAAAGCTTCCTTCATCCAAGACAATATCTAAATGGTCTCCTGTATGAATAACTCGACCTTTGACATAAACCTCTTGTCCTTCTTTTAAATCCCGTTTATCCATCTCATCCTCTTTTCTTAAAAATCGTCGTCTTATCGCCTTCAATTTTCATTGCGCCTTTTGGCACGACTGAGAAGCTAACGCTATTCCGTTGCTCGGATAATTTAACTAATTCTTGCTCCACTACCTCAGCTGACTTCTTGGCTAGCTTATTCTTGTATTCATTCCCTAGTCTGTAATGGTCGCGCTCCCAGTTCATTATCAGCCGTATTTGTTCGTAGTTTTGCATGTTATACTCCTAACCGTTTTTCTGTTTTAATATTCTCCAGCATTTCTGCTAGTGTTTCTTTTTTAAGTCTGTACTTGTTGCGAGATTTCCATTTGACAAATAGACGGAAACCTTCATAGTTAATAAAAACAATTTTATGCGTGGGGTTGTCTACATACTGTCTAAAGTCTGGGTGCTCACGCATTTCTGCCGCCCACTGCTTCGCTGTCGCTTTGGTCAATCCCTCCCATATTTGACATAAATGAGTATAATCACCATGTGTCGCCTTTTCGTTCACGCCGACAGGCTTATAAGTTATTTCTGTTTTTGGCATAGCCATTCTCCCCTTTCTGTGGTATAATTTAAGTAGTAATTATTTGTGAGCTCCTGACTTTGTTAAGGAGCTTTTTTGTTTGCCTATTTCTTTTTACATAATCGTTTTGTTGTGATTTGGATTTCTTTTACATCTACGTAATCACGCGCAACTTCGAGCAAAAAGTTTGCTACATCACTTAACTTCATATCACATTCGTTAGCAATATCCGCTATCCAATCATAATGTTCGCGGCTAACACCAACATGTGGATTTGTAGTCACTTGTTTTCCTTTACGTCGTTCTAGTTTTTTCATTTTTAGTTTCCTTTCTAATCTCATCATAAGAGATATTCAAAAATTATTTTTTAATGGGACAAATCAGAAAAAAATTTTTAAATCTAAGCTCTCCAATCTGATATAATAAATCCAGAAAGGAGGTGTTAATATGTGTAAAATAAGTAACGAACAAAGAGCTCATGATCTAGCGTTGTTAGCTGTTCAGGTAGAACTAACAAACATTAGAACTAACAAATACGATAGTGACCATCCATTCGATTTGTACAAAATATATCACGAAGCTTATTTGTTATCTAAAAAAGCGGTTGATAGGGATTTTCAATAAATATCGCTGATTTTTTCTGAGTCTATCTTCATTTCGATAGGCTCTTTTTCTTTCTTCAAGAAATCAATTAATTGTCTATTTAGCTTCGCTTGTTTTTGAACAATATCTTCATAGAGTTCAATTAAAGCAATGTAAAATTCTAGTCTTGTATTTTCTTTTTCCATACCTACTCCTTTCTTTAAATCTGTTTTAAATCGGATTTCGATCCCAAAAAAATAAAATTGGAATCAATTTTGTATAGAGCAGCTAATTCAAGCAATAAATCCATTGGAATTCTAGAACTATCATGTTCATATTTCAATAACGTTTGAGGATGTATTCCAATTTTATCAGCTGCTTCTTTAGCCGTTAAATCATAATTCGTTCGCAGTGCTCGTAATGTCATTTTCTGCACACTCCTCACCTCCTTATCTAAATTCATCTAGGCTGACCTCTAATGCGTCAGCTATTTTTTTGACTGTTTCGAAGTGCAGGTCTTTTACTTCTCCATCTCTCAAACGGTAGATTCCAGCCGTACCAACACCAGCTTTTAAGCAAAGTTTATAAACTGTCCAATTTTTCTTTGAAATTTGTTCAGCTATTTTTTCCCAAAGCATTCTAATTTACTCCTTATCTAGTTTTATTATTATAATTTTTATTCCTATGTGTATCTTTCTACTACATATTGTATGTAACAGAATTATATTCTCTATTTTATACACAACATATTGACAAACAGTGTTTTCTATCATATAATTGTTTTATGAATAAAACCTTTACACTCTTTTATTCAAATTTAAAAGAAAGGAGATATTTATGGAATTTTACTACTTCAACGATAAGACAGATATTCA